GTTCGCGGGTCATCCCCGCAGGCTCCTGCTCCGGCCCCTGCGCTTGCTCGTTCTCCCGCTGCCCCCTCCCCGGCTCCTGCTCGGTCTCCCCCTGCCCCTGCCCCGGCTCCGGACGTTTTGTTATGGGGTATAGTTAAGAAAAAGGATCTTAGTGGTGGGGGGTTTCATCTTCACAAGAATTCAAGTCCGAAACTCCAGGGTACAAAAGCGGAAAGGACAAAAATATGCACCGACAAATGTGCGGATCAGTCTGACTGTAAAGCAGTTGTTTTTGACACGCGTCACAACTTGTGCTGGGCTAAGAGATCCATACATAAGTCCAATGAAAAAACAGCGTCGAACCGCGAATATTTTTACAAGTGTGAAGCTGGTAACACCGATTGCAAGACGATAGAAGAACTTTTGAAACCCCCACCTGCTACGGCTCTCACTACCACCACCCAGGCTCCGGCTCCGGCTCCACCGACCGACGGGTGTATGTTCGAGCCATTTAACACTAAGAAAACTTACGTGGGCACACATTCTGATAACTACGTCAATTACTGTAAGGATTTGATAAATACAAAGACTTCGGACTGCAGGAAAAAGTTGTGTACAACGACCCAAGCTAAAAGTGCATGCAAGGAAGAATGTGTTAATCCGACCCCCGCCCCGGCTCCTGTCACATCCTCGGAGCCCTCGACGAACGGGAGGTGTGGCAGTTCTGGAAATAATAACAAGCGATGTCCAGGGAGACAGTGTTGCAGTAACTCTAATTGGTGTGGTGGAACGCAGGGGACGCGTTCAGCTTGGTGTAACGGGTCGGGCAATAAAGGGGGTACGAGTCGCTATGACGGACAGGCACCACCGACACCTTCACCACCATCGGGCTTCGCCGCGCAAGCCGCCGCCGCCGCCGCCAAAAAAGTCGAGGCTGCCAAAAAAGCCGAGGCTGCCAAAAAAGCCGAGGCTGCCAAAAAAGCCGCCGAGGCCGCCAAACCGGTTAACTGCGAAGGGATGTGGAACAATTGGGGTACGTGTTCTAAAGAGTGTGATGGTGGGACCCAGAGCATGACATTCACGCAAACGCTTGCACCCAAGAATGGTGGCTTTGGGTGTCCACGGACGAAAACGCGACCGTGCAACATAAAACCATGTGCTACTACTGCTACGGCTCTCACTACCACCACTGCTACGGCTCTCACTACCACCACCCAGGCTCCGGCTCCGGCTCCGGCTCCGGCTCCGGCTCCGGCTCCGGTCTCGAATCCCTCGACGAACGGGAGGTGTGGTCGGTATGGAAATAATGATAAGCGATGCCCGGGGAGACAGTGTTGCAGTAACTCTAAATGGTGTGGTGGAACGCAGGGGACGCGTTCAGCTTGGTGTAACGGGTGGGGGAATAAAGGAGGTATTAGTCGGTATGACGGACAGGGTTAAAGTACTTAAAGATATTGGAGCACTAATATATATAACCACTAAACAACAATGTCACTCACAATCCAAGATTTCAACGAATTTAACCCCACCGCCGTCCAATTTTCAAAGTTCCGTAGGAACAAGAATGGAGGAAAATCAGTGTACCTGAACGCGGGTGACAACAAAAAAATTTACGTTCAATTCCCTTTCATGCGCTCACCGTACGGTCTTAGCGCCTTCACCGACGAAGGTACCGGCCGAACTTCTTACTCACTCGATCTCTCCTTTGACCCCGAAAACACCGAGGCCATGGAGCTTCACAAGAAGCTTCAGGAACTCGACGACATCATCGTAGACACTGTCGCCACTAACTCTAAGGAGTGGCTCGGTAAGGAGTTTAACAAGGCTGTGCTCAAGGAGGCTCTCTACAAGCCGATCGTCAAGCCCGGTAAGGAACAGTACGCACCGACTATCAAGCTAAAGATTCTCGCGAAGCCCGATGGAGGTTTCGTTCCCGAGTGCTACTCCATGCAGAAGTTGCCGGTCGAACTGGATTCAATCGAGAAGGGTCAGAAGGTCTGTGCGATCGTCGACCTCAGCCAGATTTGGTTCATCGACAACAAGTTCGGAGTCACCATCCGTCTTCAGCAAGCGCTCTTCGAGCAATCCGCCAAACTTCCGTCGTTCGCCTTCAAGGGCGTCACCTTCCCCGAGGAGGTGGTCGAAGATATAGACGACGACGTTGATGATATCGAGGAAGAGGAAATGTAGAAATTAATAAATATCTTTTGATACTATATATGACTTGGATTCAACCTGAATTCGTAGGTTTTCTTTTTGGAAGTAGCTCAGTAATCGCTTTAATATTATTGATTATAGATCGCGCCACAAAACCATGAGGTTCATTTTTCCAAAGCGCAAACGCCTCCGAGCCGCATCACGGTCCGGAATCGACTTTCACGAAAAGCGTGTTTGAACGCTTAAAACGTATCCTGTTGCTACCGCCGTGCACACCTTTGAAGCGTCGCTCTCAAATACCCCCGGCGTCATCCTCTATCTCGGCAACAAACAACCCAAAAGTGACAGCCTGGCACTTTTCTGATGGACCACCTTCCTCTTGATTGTTTTACTCAAATCGTCGAGAATTTGGGATCCAATGATGTGACGTCACTCCTTTACGTGAACAAGCAAGTCCGCGAAGACACGTTGGCCGCCTTGTCTCCGCAGCAGTGTCTGTGGGCAGCTGGAAAAATCTTGAATAAGGAATATGCTGAGCGGGCTCTCTTTGCAGGTGCTCGTATAAACAAGATCGACCAGGGTACAGGCAAGAGCGTTCTGAAAATCATCGAAGGAAGAAGCGGAGGGGAACCCCTCCTGACGCGCCTCGAAAGCTGGAACGATCACACGAAAACGTTTGGACCCAGTGTGTATTCTGCAAGAGCTCAAACCCAGGATGAACTCGACCGTCATCTAGTCAGATGCGTCAAGCAATTGGCGGGTTTGGATTTTTATGGTGAGTGTTATGATCATATCGATGACTTACACCCGTACAAGGAGTCTGATTACTTGGATTACGGAGTCGGATGCAAGAATATGGGCTTGGAGATCAAAGAGGCCTTACTGGATGGAGCCGACCCCAACGTCAGAACGAAGATCGTATCCACGATAGACATGGAAGGGGGACTGTTGCACCTACTCACAGTGGACCCTTTCGAGGCACTATCACCACCAATGTATAGTCTTAGTGATTGTGAGCACATTGTGGACATCATCAGAGAGCTCAAATCATTTGGTATCGACATGAACCAGGGTGATAGCAAGAATGACAAGGGTCTACCGAGTCAAGAGACTGCACTGCATTATGCCTGCTGGGCAAAAAATGATATATCGGACCTGTGCGAACCTGGCATCCGTCCAGTGATCGTGAAGGCGCTGCTGGATTGTGGAGCAGACCCTAACATGGCCAATTCTCGAGGAATGACTTGCCTCCAGGATTTGGTTTTCCTCCGTATTCCAAACGACGATCTTAACGATAACCAGTGGATGCTAGAGGAAAACCATACACTGGTGAAGATGTTATTTTCTTATGGACACCGTGCTGTATGATTAGGAATAAATTTGTTTATAATATGATTCGTCGGTTTATTATTAATCATCGCCTTAAAACCATGAGGTTCATTTTTCCAAAGCGCAAACGCCTCCGAGCCGCATCACGGTCCGGAATCGACTTTCACGAAAAGCGTGTTTGAACGCTTAAAACGTGTCCTGTTGCTACCGCCGTGCGCACATTTGAAGCGTCGCTCTCAAATACCCCCGGCATCATCCTCTACCGCGACGCGCTTCTGTGATAATTCGACACGTGGCAAAATATGGAACTCTCCATCAAAGAACTCGATGAAGCTGTGGCCCTGCGTCTCAAATTACATACTCAGAAGAAATCTGACCAAGAAATTGTCAAAACTAGGATTCGGCTCTGTACTCAAACCCCACCTAAGGTGATCCTGGGTGCACTTGATTTAGGGTTTGAAAAACTGGAGAGGGCTAATGCAAAAATTGAACAGCTGGAAAAAGAACTCAAGGTGTGTTGGGTCATTTCTACGCTGATATTTTTACATTTTTTAGTGACTCTCTATCTATACAGGGTATCGAGACGTCTTCACCCAACGACACTGCCCGTAAAGGCGCCTTCAATATGGCTCTTCAGAACGAGGTCTACAAGGCCGCATCTTCGGGCACACTCCTTCACAAAGTCGTGTCTCAACACCAAGACGTATGTGTCATACTCTCGGTCGGTGTGGACGAACTCAGCTCTGCACAAAAGAAGCTACTCTTCGAAGCGTGCATCGACATCGGTACCAGCGATACCGCAAAGGTGAACACGTTTAACCCATCGTGCGATCCGAGCGGTGACCACATCATGTGTACGATACTCGTTCCCGGGGTTCCGATGTGCTACTTGAAGCTTGATTTGATGGAATCGGAGTCCGACGAACACTATCCACTAGACGCTTTGGAGTCGTGTGTACGGGTTTTTACACTCATGTTTCCTTCTGAATACTGATAATTTAATATAAAAAAAAGATATACTTTAATTAGAATGCCCATCCCAGTGGTGAACTATGCCCGGCTTGAAAGACTCAAACCACCGGAAAACAAAAACATTCAGTGGAACCTCAATACCTTCCTGGTTATTTTCATATGCGTATCTGTTTTGTGTATGTATAAACGAGCCTCGAATATTCACACCAGGCGGAGGAGGTACACAACCCTCGACGGATATCTCGAACAAAGAGATCACTCGAGTTCTGACACTATGCCGTAACGGACACAATCCTTGGGCGACAAGTAAATGTCTTTCTGCATTAATTTTTTGAATTTACGCTCAGGAATTTGGGTTTTTTCCATATACATTTTTTTGAGCATCTTCATAAATTTGTCAGTGGACCGAAGTTCGTGCTTAAGATCTTCATAGTTTCCCCACATCTCAGTGGAGATCTGATGAATCAACACGAAGGCATTCTTACCCATCCGTCTCTCGGAACCTCCGAGGAGCATAAATGTGGCCGCCGAACAACACGACCCTTGTGCCACTGTTATTACGCGAACTCTGGAAGATTCCAGGACGTTCATGAGGTTCATACCTGAAAATATACATCCACCATCTGAATGAATGTGAACCTTTATCAGGGGTTCGTAACCAACGAGCTCAGCTTTTTTTTTAAGAAGTTCAATCTCCAACTTCTTAAATTTTTCAACAAATTCAAGGGCGTTTTCACGATCCACATCTCCATAAAATAAGATTTCATTGCCAGTGATTTTGACAGTTTCCGTAACTTCAGATTCTTCCTCTTTCGTAGACATTACGCAACTGCTTCTTTACTTTACTCACCTCTCTTGCTTTTAAATTACTTCCGACGCAGAGATGATTGATGACATCAAAATCCTGTGGTGTAATTTTATAGTTAAAGAGTGGTTCCAGATCACCCTTCTCTGCATATTTTTTCAGCAAACCGACCTCCTCCACCCCCAGATTCAGTCTCGATTTCTTTTGAATGCTGGCGAACTTTGATTTTCGCATCCTGTAATTCCCCAGCTTCGTCCAACAGCTCCCCGGTCGGATTTTGTCCCGATTAAGAGGTTCACCGAGCGAAGCCTTCGGTATGGTCAGCGCGTGTAACACGAAATACGGCATCAGGAACCAACTGCCCCGGGTGTATATATGTGTGTCGAAGAAGTCCGCGTCAGAGAAAGCTATTGTCGTCCTCGCTATGTCCGCACCAACGGAGTTGATATAATTCTCCTGAAACACGTCCCACACATGACCGTGTTCGGAGATACTGTCACGAATGTGTATCGGTCCGGGATCACACAGAACGTCGGCTATGAAATCTTTCGGGGTTTGGAAATCGTCCACCGTGTCGTACCCTTCGGAGTAGTTGAAAAAACTTCTGATGTTCCCCTGGCATCTGCGCGCGGCAGCTTCCACCTCGGGTGTCACCTCGTCTACGAGCTGTAACAACGTGTCGGGTTTGTGTTTGGGGATGAACACCGTCTCGAAGTTGGGGTACATACACATGTTCGTCGTGGTTATGATAAGGGATCCCCGGGAGAGGCGATCGCCGTCAGATACGGACTCGACGATTTGTTTAAAGATTGTATCGTAATCTTCGATGTAGACATGTTGAGCCGAAGGTTTGATGAACGGAAGGAAAAGTGATTTAGATTTGAGATGTTCACCCAGAAGCTCTACACATTTCAGGCCACGGAGCGCTTCTCTCAACACGAAACTTTTACCAACTCCCGTGGAGCCGCAAATGAACACATTTTTACCCTTGTTCAGGTAACCCTGAATCAATGCAATTTTGTTTCCGTGTATCGTGTGAACCTTTTCATGCTTTTTTTCGTCTTTAACTACAGTAATGAAAGAATCCATCGAGGCTGATGACTTTATTAATCAGGGGGTAGATTTAGTTTTAGGTAACCCCGCACTACAGAAGCGTATCGTCGAACCCTTAACTAAGAAGGTCGTTCTACCATACGTGATTTGCACGGGTCTGTTTAACATTACTATCTTGATTCTCCTCCTCTACCTTGTTCGAGGTCATCGTCGTCAACCGCCATAATACCCTCCTCCT